ATTTCCGACGGCTGCAAACCAGACGCATCTGTAATGAATATAACATTTGTTGATATTGAGGTGGAATCTGATCAAGGCTTTCCTAATCCAGAAGAAGCAAAACTTAAAATCACTGCTATTACTGTTAAAAATAATTTAAACGATACATTTTACACATGGGGTTATGGAGACTTTGATGTTTCTAAATCTACCATAAAAGATAAAAGAATTCAATATACCAAATGTAATAATGAAGAAATTCTACTTACTAAATTTATTGATCATTGGTCCAAGAATACGCCCGATATTATTAGTGGTTGGTATTCTAACGAATTTGATATAATTTATATTATTAATCGTATTACAAAAGTTCTCGGAAAAGAAGCTACTCGCAAATTGTCATTATTTAAATTGTATCCAGAAAAAAATAAAAAAGATAACACATATACGATTCCGGGCTCAACACAACTTGATTTTATGTCTGTCTTTAAAAAACTAGGTTATACATATGGAAATCAAGATTCATACAAACTTGATAATGTAGCCAATGTCATTCTTGGAGAAAAAAAGATTGACTATTCAGAATACTCTTCTCTTCATATGCTTTACAAAGAAAATCACCAAAAATTTATTGATTATAATATCCGAGATGTAAGTCTGGTTGAGCGAATGGAAGACAAGACTGGTCTCCTTTCTCTTGCGCTTACTCTTGCACACAAAGCAAACTCTACTTATAAAAATATATTTGGCTCGGTGCGTATATGGGATACATTTATCTATAACATCTTAAATAGAAAGAATGTGATTATACAAGGACATAATCCCGAATACGCACGTAATAATCTAGACGGCGGATATGTAAAAGATCCAATAATTGGTATGCATAAATGGGTGTGCTCATTTGACTTAAACTCACTATATCCTCATTTAATTATGCAATACAATATGTCTCCAGAAACTATCGTTAATGATACAGTTGAAAGTGTGTCTGTTGATAATCTATTGAATAATACACATTATGATATTCCTAAGGAAATGTCGATGTCTGCAACGGGTCAATTATTTAAGAACGATAGAAAGGGTTTGTTTCCAACAATAGTTGAAAACATGTATGCAGAAAGAACAGAAATTAAAAAGAAAGCGCTTTCTGCAAAACAAAAACTTGAAACAATAGACAAAAAAGATGTACGTGAAAAGTTTCTTGTTGAAAAAGAAATAAGTCGATATGATAATGAACAAATGGCCATTAAAATTATGATGAACTCTTTATATGGAGCCATTAGTAACATTTATTTCAGATACTACGATTGGCGCATAGCTTCATCAATTACTATATCAGGGCAGCTTGCTATTCGCTGGGCGGAGCAAGTAATTAACAAGTATATGAATTCCATACTTAAAACAAAAGGAATCGATTATGTGATAGCTATCGATACTGATAGTTTGTATGTTAAACTTGACGATCTTGTCAATCAAGTAATGCCCAATGAAACAGATAACAACAAGATATGTGCTTTTATTGATAGAGTTGCAGGGCAAAAGATAGAACCTATTTTAAATGATGCATATGGCAAACTTCAAAAATATCTAAATGCATTTTCTCAAAAAATGTCAATGAAAAGAGAAATCATTGCATCTAAGGTAATCTTTACAGGAAAGAAACGATACATTACAAATGTATTGAATAACGAAGGTGTACAATATACGAAACCAAAAATTAAAATTACAGGCATTGAAGCTGTTCAATCTTCTACTCCACAGATATGTAGAAAGTTTATTGAAAACACAATTGATGTTATCATTAATCAAGACGAAACCACAGTACAAGAATTTATTCAAAAAACACGAGAAGAGTTTAACAAATTGTCTCCAGAAGACATTGCATTTCCTCGTGGAGTAAGTGAAATAAATAAAAATTATGCACAAGGTGTAGGTATACCTATTCACGTTCGCGCGTCTCGTCTTTATAACAAACTCATTCTAGATAAAAAGCTTGTAAACAAGTATGAAGAAATTAAAGACGGATCAAAAATCAAGTTCTCTTATTTGAAGATGCCTAATCCTATGGGCCAAAATGTTATTGCATTTATGAATGTTTTACCTACAGAATTTAATATAAAGGAATATATAGATTATGATACACAATTTAATAAAACATACGTAGAGCCTATTAAACACATTCTAGATTCTCTAGGATGGAAAATAGAAAAAATAAACACACTTGAAAACTTTTTTTAAACAACAGGAGTAAATATACATGACAACAGATAATTATTTTAGAGATTTGGTAAAAGAAATCAACGATGAATATACAAGCATTGTAGGAGATGGACTTGGTTCTTCAGAGTTTAGTGGATATATTGATACCGGTTCGTATATGCTAAATGCATTGCTTTCAGGTTCAATTTATGGTGGAGTGCCAAATAATAAAATTATTACTTTTGCTGGTGATCCATCAACGGGTAAAACATTTTTTTCTCTTGGCATTTTGAAAAAGTTCCTAGATGATAATCCTACAGGCGGATGCATTTATTTTGATACTGAAGGTGCTGTTACAAAACAGATGATGGAAGAGCGAGGCGTTGATTCAAAACGTGTAGTTCGCTCAGAACCAGAATCCATTGAAAAATTCAGAACTACAATCCTTAAGGTACTCGATAATTATATTGAAGTTCCTAAAGATAAAAGACTGCCGATGTTAATGATACTTGATTCACTTGGTCAATTGTCAAGCATTAAAGAAATAGAAGATAGCGCTGATGATATAGAGAAAAAAGATATTAAAAAAGATATGACAAAGCCGCCACTTTTCAAAGGATTATTTAGAGTTATTGGGCTTAAGCTTGCCAAAGCAGAAGTACCTTTTATTGTTACCAATCATGTATACGCAGCAATTGGTGGTTATGGAACAAGCAAAGAAATGTCTGGTGGTTCAGGTTTAAAGTACGCATCATCGCAGATTGTTTTTCTATCTAAAATGAAAGATAAGGATGGTACTGAAGTAGTTGGCAATATTATTCATTGTCGAACGATTAAATCTCGTTTTACACGAGAAAATAAAAATGTAGATGTTAAGTTATCATACAGAAAAGGCCTTGACAAGTATTATGGTCTACTTGATCTTGCAGAAAGGGCTGGTGTATTTAAAAGAGTGGCAACACGATACGAATTGCCAGATGGAACTAAAATGTTTGGCAAAGCTATTAATGAGGAGCCAGAAAAGTATTTTACCAAAGACATTCTGGATAAATTAGATAAGCAAGCACAAAAAGAATTTTTATATGGAGAACTAAAAGACGATGAAATTACAAATGAAGAAGTTGAACAATTGAATCAATCAGAAGATAACGCAATCCTGGATTGCGCCGCGATCCCGTTAATTACACAAGAGAACTCTTCTGATTCACAGAAATTGCCAACACCAGACAAGTTGAAGCGCTTAGTTAATGACAAAGCCTTAAAAACAAAGAAGATGATACAAGATATTGTTAGCGAATCGTAATTTATTAATTGAGTTGAACAATGGAAAAATATGAAATTTTATTTGATGAATATATAGATGAAAAAATAGCTAGAATTAAGTTGACATCTGGCGAATGGAATGGTATAGTCTATCGTTATGGTAATGTAAAATTCAAGAGAAGGAAAAAAGATTTTGCTATACTTAAATTTGATTATGACGTAATTTCTGTTCCAAATAATATTGATATCAAAAAAATGAGCATTGAAGAGAAGAGTAAATTTGAAACTCTTCTTGGTGATATATTAGTTGAACTTATCACGGAGGCAGCGAGTGAGATTAGAACAAACAATATTGTCTAATTTAATCTATGATGAAAACTATTGCCGCAGAGTCTTGCCGTTCTTAAAAAAGGAATACTTTCACGATCAAACGGAAAAACTTATTTTTTCCGAAATAGATATTTTTATTAACAAATATAATAATCTTCCTACAAAAGATACACTTCTTATAGAATTGAATAATAAATCAGATGTTTCTGAAAACGTTTTCAAAGAAAGCGTTGAATACATCAATAATATGTTATTCGAAAAAAAGGACGAACAATGGCTTATTGATAATACTGAAGAATTTTGTAAAGAAAAGGCAGTATATAACTCCATTATGGAGTCCATTTCTATCATTGAAGGAAAGTCTAATAGCAAGGATCGAGGAGCCATACCTAGTATCTTGACAGAGGCACTTTCTGTAAGTTTTGACAATAATATTGGTCATGACTTTATTGAAAATTCAGAAAAACGACATGACTTTTACACAAAACGTGAGGATCGTGTACCGTTTGATCTTGAATATTTTAACAAAATAACTAAAGGTGGTTTGCCAAATAAAACTCTCAATATCCTTCTTGCTGGCACAGGCGTGGGCAAAACTCTTGCAATGTGTCATATGGCAGCAGCAAACCTTTTGGCTGGAAAAAATGTTTTGTATATTACTCTTGAAATGGCAGAAGAAAGAATAGCAGAACGTATTGATGCAAACATCTTAAATATTCCCATTGATGAATTGTATCAGTTTCCAAAAAAGCTTTTTGATGATAAGATAGCTCGCCTTAAGACGCGCACAAACGGTAAACTGATCATTAAAGAGTATCCAACTGCAACAGTAGGAACTAATAATTTTCGTTTTTTATTGAATGATTTGTATCTCAAAAAGAACTTCAAACCTAATATCATTTATATAGATTACATTAACTTGTGTTTATCTAATCGACTTAAATTTGGCTCAAATGTCAACAGTTATTCTTATATCAAAGCTGTTGCAGAAGAACTTAGAGGTCTGGCCGTTGAAAGAAATTTGCCCATCATTAGTGCTACTCAGCTAAATCGTACGGGCTTTACTTCTTCTGATCCGGGCCTTGAAGATACATCCGAATCATTTGCTCTTCCAGCAACAGTGGACTTTATGTGTGCACTCATGACTTCTGACGAACTTGAATCGCTTAATCAAATCATGATAAAGCAACTAAAAAATAGATATAATGATCCAACAATTGATAAACGTTTCGTTGTAGGAGTAGATAGAACAAAAATGAGACTTTACAATGTAGAATATTCTGCTCAAAAGGATATTGTAAATGACGCACCAGTAATGGACAATACTACATTCAATGAACGTAGAACTGAAGAAGAAAAGATGGAATGGACAACGAAAAAGGCAGGAAAAAAGAATTTTGATAGTCTTTTTATTAAATGAAGATAAACGAACATGTATGAAATTAGAAAATATGCAGATTTATATAGAATATATGACAAAACTAATAGGATATACATAGGTTATACCAAAGATGAAAACGCAGCAAATTATTTTATATACACTATACTTAAAAAGAAAGGATTTGAGGGCAATATACCACGATTTTTATTTGTACATTTGTCTTATGGGATTAATATTGATAATTTATGGGCTCTGAAAGACTAATGAGTCCTGAAAGTCCAAGATGTATAATTATAAATAATTATAGTGACTAACTACTTGATATCATTAGTTTCTTTTTTTTAAAAAAAAAGATTGAAATTATAACCATTATATAGTATTATATAACTATATGCTATGGAGTTTAACAATGTCAAATTTTGTTGTAATAAAAAAGACAAAAATTGATCTAAGTTATGTATATTAAGTAGT